GCCGGGGTGCGGCGCTCGTGCTGGAGGTGCCGCCGGTAGCGGCGGACGCGCGGCGGCCTCGCCGGGGTGCTGCGCTGGTGGCGGAGGTGCCGCCGGTCGCGGCGATCTCGCGGCGGTTGCGCTTCGGCGGCGCGGCGGTCGCGGTTGAGGTGCCCGCCGGGTTGGCCGCCGCCGCGCGTTTGCGGATGGGCGCTACGGCAGCGACGGACGCGCCGCCCGAGCTGGTGCCGGCGGCGGCGCGGTGGCGAGTTGCCGTCGCCGTCGTCGCCCCGCCGCCGGATGTCGCCCCGGACAGGTGGGTGGCGTGCGGCATGAGAAGCAGGACCAGCGACATTCGTGCCCCCGTCCCGGTTTAAGCGATGTGGGGGCGCGAAGGCCGCCGCTAGTGGATCGAGCGGGTACCGGAGTCGTACACGGTGCCGTCGACGCAGTTGAACGACCAATCCCACGTGCTCGGGCCGAGCCGCAGGAACAGCACGCCGAACGCCCGATCGTGGCCGTACGTGCAGCGGCCGGTGTTGCCGGCGCCGCCGGTATGCCGGGCCGGCACCAGGTCGTAGAAGTTGTTCCCGCCGCTACCGACCACGAATTGGGTGATGCCGTCGGAGACGGTAACCGGGTTCGCGCTGGTGCCGTTGCTGCGCACGGTGTCCCAGCGTTGATAGTTGTGGTCGTGCCCGCCGAGCATGATCTGCACGTGCCCTTGGGCGTACATCTGTTGCCACAGGTAGTCGTAATTGTTGTCGTCGGTGACGCTGGTGCCGCCGTCAGTCCACCGCGGGTGATGCATGGCGACGACCTTCGGGGCGCTGGCGTGCGCAGCGAAATCGGCGAGTAGCCAGGTCATCTGCGCGGAACCGGACGCGACGTATGCGGCTGCGTTGCTGTTCAGCGCGTAGTACCGCCAATTGGCGATGTTGGCGGCGTACCAGCCTTGCAGCGGCGGACCGGCCCGGTTCCCGAAATACGTGTAGTAGTCGGCAGCGTTCGCGGTCTGGTATTCGTGATTGCCGGGCAGGGGCAGGCATTTCGCGTTCACCCTGCCGAAGGTGTCGGTGTAGGCCCCCTGATAGTCGACGAGCTGCCCGTTGTCGTAAACGTTGTCGCCGAGACAACAGAAGTAAGTGCAGTTCGAGCCGACGACCATGTTGGACACGTCCAGGAATCGGCTCGCAATCGGTGAGCCCTCCTCTTGGTCGCGTTGCGCGGCGTCAGGCGCCGACACCATGTCGCCGACGACCGCCAGCAGCGGACGCGACGTGCCGAGGCTGGCCGTTGCGGGTTGCGTGGCCTCGTAGGCGGCGCGTGCCGTGACCGCGGCGGCAGCACCAGCCGTGGTGAACGCGTGGCTGGTGAGCAGGGTTCCCAGCGTGGTGCTCATCCGGTCACCCGCACTCCGACGCGGGTCCCCACGGCGACGATGCCGGTACCACCAGCGCCCCACGCCGGCCACGTCGAGGCGAGCCCAGCCGAGGACTGGGTGCAGATGTACGCGGCGGCGACATCGTTGCTGGAGGTATTGCTGCCCGGCACGACCCCCCAGACCGGGCCGGACGTGCCGCGTGCGGCAGCGTAAGCGCCCTCGCACTTGGCGGCGACCCAATACACGCCGGTTGGCAGCGTCGTGGGTGTGCCGATGGTGATCTCTTTGACGCCGGTGGTGGAGGCGTCGATCGTGCCGGCGTCGAGCATCACCGCACCGGGGTATGACGTTCCGGCGTCGGCGTAGATACCGAGCCGCCACAGGCCGCTTGCGGCGGCCGTGACAACCTGCAAACAGATCCGGTCGGCGGTGGTGTTGGACGGGACGTAGATCGGTGAGGCAACCTGCGTGTTCACGCCGACCGCGGTCGAGTTGCCCTGCGATCCGGCGCCTTGGGTGAACAGGTAGGCGCTCGCACGGATCGCGGCCAGCGGCACCTGTCCGGGGGTGACTCCGCCGCCCCCGCCGGCCATGCCAAGGTTCCACCCGACGTCCACATTCGGCGGTGCCGTCAGGGACGCGATGTTGCCGTTGCAGTAGTACAGGCTTCCGGAGTAGGTCACCCATTGGCCGATGATGTAGGGCGTGCCCGAGACCCACGTGCCTTGATAGGTGAAGCTGACACCCGACGTGCCGTTGCTGCCGTTCGCGCCGCACTGCGCGACGACATCCCACTTCGTATCGTTCTGCGGCGCGACCCCCGCCGTCGGCACCTGGTTCGCGCGGTAGGTCGTGCCGGCGTACACCACGACATCGTTGGCGATGTAAGCGCCGAGGCCGTCCGCGGGTAGCACAGGCGGCCCGACCTGGGTGACGGCGCTCCACGCGCCGCGCCAACGCCCCAACAACGCTGCGCCGCGGGTGCTCGCGGCGGTGCGGGTCATGCGGCAACCCACGCGTAGGACACCGCGTCACCGCTGGTCGCGGCGTCGATCCACACCTGGTTGGTGTTGCCGACGTCGAGACTGATCGTGTCGCCGGGCGACATGTCGAAACCGTTGCTGGAGCTGACGTTCGAACCGCCGAGGTAGATGATGCCGGCGTTGGTGAGCTTGGCCCGCACGGTCACGCTCAGCGCGGTGTTCGTGCCGAGCTGGACCCGCGTGCCGGCGGTGGTCACGGTTGCTTTCGTGGCGCCTACCGATGCGCTGGTGCTGACCGTGACGGGCAGCGGCGTCGTGGCTGAGGCGTCGGAGTATGAGCCGTCCGCTCCGTGTCCGACTTTGACGCGTTGGACTTTCACGCCGCCGCCGATGTCGTCGGTGGCGATGGTGTCACCACCAGCCATCGCGGCAATTGTGGTGTTGTCGGCCATGGGCTCATTTCCCCTCGGTGGCAGGCCCCCGGGTTTAGCTTTCGGTGATGGTCAATGCGCCGATGGCGAAGGTGATCGTGTCGCCGTTGGCACCGGTCTTGGTCTGATCGGTCAGGTCGCCGTAGTACAGGGCGTTACCGCCGGTGAGCGCGTCGAACAGCCCGAAGTGGGTGAACGCGGCACCCGCCGCGACGCTGCCGGTGAACGCCGCAAAGTCGATCGCGGCGTTGTTGGAGACGGTGCCGGCACCCGAGGTTGGGGCCGCCCACTTACCCGCGGTGGAGATGCGCGCGTAGCCGCCGCCGGTTGCCTCGGTGCCGGGCGTGTCCGCGGTGAGGGTGCCGGTGAACAGCGCCAGGTAGGGGGTGATCGGCGTGGTGGTGATGATCGAGGACGCCTGGCCCGTGGCCATCTTGAGGACTTCGACTTCCCATGCGTCCGACTTGCTGCCAGCCATCAGTTAGCCCCTTCACGGCTACCGCGCTCGGGTTCGAGCCCGCGCGCCTTGTTGGAAGTCACCAGCCGGGATTTGCCCGGGGTCTCGGGTGGGCCCTCGTGCGGCGGCGCCGGCTCGGGGTCCGAATCGGGTTCCTCCGGCACCAGGACAGCGCCGACGCCGATGATCGCGGCGTCGCGATCGTTGAGCTGCATCCGGGTTCTGTGCGCCCCTACGGTCACGTCGTACAGGCGCAGGCCTAAGTCACCGCCCATTTGGCTTGCCTCCGGTTTCAGGGAATCAGGACGGCGGCGTCGCCGTAACGTGCCGCGTCGAAGTCGTTGAGCTGCATCACGCCGGTGGTGCCGTAGGCCGTCACGGTGTAAAGCCGCAACGGTCCACCTTGGACGGCGTATTCATCGCCGGGCGGGTCCACCGCCGGATACGGCATCGGCACCACCACCGCATCGGGGCATTCGCCGATTGCGCCGCAGATCGGGCACCGTTCGTTGTACGGGGTTTGGCCCGTGTACGGGCGCTCAAAGTTGAACGGGTTCGGGTACACGGGCCAACACGCTCCCCTTCTACGCGTGCAGGGTGCAGGAGACGAACGCGGACGGCTGGATCACGCCGAACGCCGCGCGCATTTCGGCGAGGATCGCCACGAGGTTTTGCACGAAGAACGATGCGTGGCTGTCGCTCATCGTGATCGAGGACTGCTCGCGGTCCCACAGGATCGCCTTGCGCCAGTCACCGACGTAGGCGGTGCCGGCGGGAACCGCTTCGGTCTCGATGACCGGCAGGTTCCACACCGGTGCCGTGGTCGGCCCGGCGAGCCCGGGGTTGACCATGGAGCCCATCGGGCCGCCGAAGTAGAACCGGCCCTGTGTGTCGGTGAGCAGGTCCAGGGTCTCCACGTCGGTCGGGTTGATCACGTAGCCGGTCGGGATGGACCGGCCGACCGTGCGGACCTTCGTCTTGGCCTTGCGCAACGTCGTGAGGATGTTGGTGTCCCAGGCCTGCACCTGAACGCCGGAGGTGGCGGCCAGGCCGGTGAAGTTCTCCCCGGTGCCGTCGCCGGAGATCATCTGGTCTTCCAGCTCCTCCTCCAGGCCGTACTGGAGGAAACTGTCGATCAGCGTGCGGATCTGCGCGGCGTCGGACAGGGCCCGCTTGGTGATCGGGATCCAGTGCGCGATGGTCCGCACCGGGGTTGAGATCCGAACGGTGGCGATTCCGGACTCGGGCTTGGTGCCGTTGGAGGTGGTCGTGGCCTCCGCGGTCGGTGCCGCGTTGTTGGTGTGCCCGGTCACCCGCACGTACTCGACCAGGTCGCTCGTGGTGGTGCCCGGCGTGACCAGGTTGCGCAGCATGAGCGGCCGGTTGAACGCATCCGGGCCGACCTGCATACCGAGGAAGTCCGGCCAGACGAACGGGCCGCCGGACGTCGAGCCCGCGCCGGTGATCAGCGTCTTGGAACCGCCGCCGAGCAGCAGGCTGTCGACGGACACCGGCCGAGTCTGAACCCGGTGATCCTTGGAGAAGTGGCCGCCCGGCACCGAATCCAGCAGGCCCTTGTACTCGGCGGACTCGGTGAACGTCGCGCCCAGCGACTTGCCCACGGTGTGCCGCGCGGTCGGCGTGAGCTGCTTGCCCTTCGCGTCGTCGTCCAGGTCGCCGCCGAGGTCGGCGAGGGTCTGGCGCACCTTGGCGTCGGCCTTCGCCGCCTTCAGGTCGGTCTTGAGGGTGCCGGCCTCGTTGATCAGCGCGGCGACCTCGGTGCGCTCGGAGTCGCTGAAGTCGCGGTTCTCTTCCTCGGCCTTGGTGGCGATGGCCTGCGCCTTGCCGAGGCAGTCACGCAGCCGTTCGATCAGCTTGTCGACGTTGTTCATGGGGTGTTGCCTCTCATTCAGTCTGTTAGCGAAATGACCTCGGCCGATAGGCCGGCGAGGTCGGCGCGCAGACGGAGCGAGGCGGGTCCGGACCGGAGAGCTGGCGTATCCGTCTTGGCCCCGGAGGGCTCCTCGGCGGTAGCGGGCTGGGTTGGATTGGCCTTGCCGTCATTGCTGGTGGTGTCGAGGGAGTCGAGGACCGACTTCACGTCGGCCATGCCCGCGGTGATCTGGTCGAGTGCCTTGCGCAGCGCCGACTCGTTCTTGGCGGACAGGGTGCGGCCTGCCTTTCCGGCCGGCGTGGCGGTTTTGGGTAGGTCGGCGGCCGGTTCGTCGGCGGCGGAGGGCTCACCGTTATCGGCCGCCTTGAGCAGGTCGAGCAGCTGAGCGAGCAGCGCCTTCACCTGCGGGTCGCCGTCGTCGTCCAAGGCTGCCCTGCGGCGCTCCGCGGCGGCCTTGACTTGCTGGATAGAGGCGGCCGGGTTCGCGGGCACCTGCACCACGGACACCTCATGCAGCTTGAGCTTGCGCAGCTCGTAGACGCTCTGACCGTCGCGTTCGGCGGGCGCCCCGTCCAGCACGTCGTAGGCAAACGACATCTTGCTGACGCGTTTGCCCTTGAGCAACCGGTACACCTGCATGGCCTTCGCGTTCTCAAGGTCCAATTCCGCCTTGATCTGAAGGCCAGCGCTGGTTTCGGTTGCCTCCAGCACCTTGCCGAGGTTCATATCGGGGTCCTGCATCTGGTGCCCCCAGAACAGGGGGATAGGGTCGCCGGATGCCGCCCAGGCCTTGAGGTCTTCGGCGAACGCGCCCGGCATCACCACATCACCCACCGCATCGATGTTGTTGAACACCGAAGCCAGGGCCGTGAACTGGCCGTCCTTGAGCGTGGAGTCGTCGGCGGCGGTGGCCTTCACCAGTACCGCGCATGTCTTGGTCGGCATAGGTTTGGTGCTCCGCTCGCTCGATCTTGGGTCATGAACAGAAATCGGGACGTGTTTCCGGGCGCGCGGGAGCCAGGTCGGATCGGTATTTTGAGAGATGCGTTGCGGGGCGGTCTGGTTTACGCCGGGGCGACGACCTGCCACGCGACGACTGATGTGTCGGTCGCTTGTGAGGCGAGGATGGTGAAGGAGGTGCCGATGACGCGCGCCGACACTGCCAGCGTGGACGGAGCCGTCACCGTGCCGAGCGACTGCGCAGTGAGGAAGATGCGGCTGTTCGCGGCAACATTCGGGGCTGGCACCACCACCGTCCCCCCGACCAGGGTCGCTTGGCCGTTGACGGCCACGGGGTAGGCGCTCGCCGGATCGTTCGGTCCTACAGGCATGACGAACTCCATCTAGAAAGTGGCGGACTGGTTCATGCGCCGACGGAAATGCTCACGTCGCAATTGCAGTTGCTGTCCAGGTTGGGATCACCGGATCCGCCCGGCCAACGCGACCCGTCGCTGAATTCGGCATCGATGTCGACGGTCTCGCCGTTGAGGGCGGCGTGTTCCGGGCGGGGGTTGTCCCCGGCGATCCACGTTTTCGTGGTGCCCTTGCCGCCGTGGTGCCGGCCGGCCTCCACCGACCCGAACCCGGACATGGATGCGGTCAGCGTGGTGGCGATCTGCTTGGCTCGCCCGCCCTGGTAGCCGTCGAACAGGGCGTTGACCGCGGGCAGCGCATCGGCGATGGTGTCCGCCGCACCGAGTGCGGTCGCCAGCTCGGCGGCGGTCACGACGTTCAGAACCTTCGCTACGCCCCCGGCGTGCGCCGTCAACCAACCGGCCATGACCTCGGGGTCGAAGTCAGCCGGATCGAGCCCCATCGTGTCCATCGTGTCCCGTGCCGCCGACGCCGCCATCTTGCCCCCGAGCAGGAGCAGATCGGCGGCCAACTCACCGTCCCAGCGCTGCACGTCGAACACGTCCGGTACGGCCGCCTTGAGCACCCCACGGGACTTCTCTGCGCCCAACGCGGACGCGATGACCGCACCCTGCCGGGCGAAGAACCGGGCGAGGGTGTCGGCGGCCTTGTCGGTGACCTCCTGACCCACGCGCGCCTTGACCTGAACGCCGTGGGTTTTCGGCTCGGTCTCGGCCGGCTGCGGCGCCTGCGGGTCGAGCACCTGCGGTGCCGTGCCGACGGTGACGTTGAGCGGTGTGATCAGTTCGTCGCCGCCGTCGACCATCGGCAGGTTCAGCCGGGCGCGTGCCTCGTTGCGGGCCATGTACGGGCCGCCGACCGCGCCTTGAAGCTGCACGGCCTGTTCCTCGAAGGAGCCGTTCAGCTTCGCCGCGAAGTTGAACTCGACATAGACGCCCGTCGCGTCGGGCAGATCGGGCAGTAGTTGCAGCTCGATTTCCTGTTGGAAGTTCTCCAGCCACGGGCCGAGGCAGTCCTGATACAGGTTCTTGTGGAGTTCCTTGATGTTGGTGAACGTGGCGTGATCGAGGATGCCAACCATCGGCAGGGGCACGTGATAGGAGCGGGCGACTTCCTCACGGGTCAGCTTGCGGGATTCGATGTACTGCGAATCCCGGGGCGTGACCGACGACGGCACGAACGTCATGCCGTCCTCAAGGATGACCGCGCCGCCCGCGTTCGGGGAGTCCCCCGCGTACTGCGCCTGCCATTCGGAGCGGAACCGTTCGCGGCCCTTCGTTCCCCAGTCCGGCGCCTCGGCCGGCCGCGAAATGTAGCCGGACAACCGGGCCCCGTTGCGCCAAAGCTGCTCGCGGTAGATGTTCGCGGCCCATTCCTCGGTGAGGATCTGGCGCAGGCTTTCAATCGGCGGTGTGCCGAGCCGGTCGTCATTGGGGTTGTAGCCGCGAAAGTGCACGACCGCGTCAGCCGGGACCTCCAGCCGGCCGCGGGTGCCGACGATCTCGTACCCCTCTGGCTCCAACCAGTCG